GTTTTTTTATATGAAAATATGTCATAATAGGATATAAGCAATTAACCATTATGTTTATCATCACTGGTAAAAAAATTACAACTCTTGGAAATCAAATCTTTGAGTTTATGTCTGGATTATATCCAAACCTAACGGAAGTGGATATTGAGGTTATCCCTACCGACCTAACAGAGGATAACGTCTTTGGTTGGACATTAGAAAACAACGACCAAAATGAAATTGAAATCCACAATGAGTTATCACAAAAGGATTTTATTACAACTCTTATACACGAATTAATCCACGTTGACCAAAATGTAAGGGGGTTAAGAGATGACACAGAAAGAGAGACAGAGGCATATTCATTAGAGCATACATTAACAAATCAATTCTTAAATAAATGTTAAGTCTACTGGATATCCTCTTTCCTGATGCTACAATTAAGTTAGTTAAGAAACTTTCCCCTATGAAAACTATTCAACCCTCAATCAACCTTTGGGACACCCCAGAAAAATATAATGGTTGGAACGATTGGACAACTTGGAACGTTGCCCTATGGATTCGCAACGACCAAACCTATTACAACATAGCAACAGAGTGCAAAGATTATATGGACTTTCTATATGAAATGCAATAATGATAGGGTCATTTGCAACCCCTGATGGAGCAGATTGGGGAGAAGCAAATATTGAAGAAATGAATGAAGTAATTGAAGAATGTAACTAATTGTTTCAATTCACTCACAGGGGGTTTTATTCCCCCTCTTATCCTTTATAATAGAAGTAGTTAAGCAACCCTTATGTTCAACGAAAAATTACAACCAATTTACGAAGGCAAAGTCCTAGTAAATCAATCAGCACTGGAAAATCCAGTTGTTCAATCAGTACTTAAAGAAATGTCTTTAAGAAACTTTGAACCCCAAAGACTTAATGCTTATGGGGTATGGTACATTTCAGATAGGCACTAATTATGAACGGAATCAACAAACAACCCCTTTACATCAAAGGGGAATATTCATTAATCGCACGTTACAACAAATTTGATGATTGTGTTGAAATTGCCGACATTAACGAACCTCAAGAAGGTTGGACAGACTACGACCCTACACAGGGTGCGAGTAGTGACGAATTAACAGAAATCTGTAATTCATTATACGACCGCTGTTTATTAGCGGAATTAGGTGTTGACGGATTCAAACCCGCTAACGAACAAGTCTTAACAAAGATTTAATATTTGGGGGGTTTATTTCCCCCATTTTTCGCTATAATTAAAGAGTAAAGTTCATTATTCCCTATGACTACTAAAACACAAAGATTAATCCAAAGAATCCAAGAAAAGGAATCTTTTTATGATGTCGCATATGTATGCGAAGATTTTGAAACTTTTGAAATCGAAGTTGCTGAATGGGGTGTTGACCACATAGCAGGGGTAGACTTTGACGACCCCGAAGTTAACAGAGGTATGATGAATGCATATTTTGCTTCATTCGGTTGTACACCTGACAACCCACACCCCGCAAGGTTTACGGGTAATGCCACACTTCATTGTAGAAAAAATAGAGTTCGACTTTACGGACTCTATGGGTACAATCACAGAGCAGGAACAGGAATTTATCACGGATAACGCTCTGGGATTATGGCACGTCGATTCTGAATGGTTAGACCCAGAGGAAGCACTGATTGAAAAAATTACAGAGAAAACGGGTTGGTGCGTTAGTTCAATTAAATACTGTGAGAACCGACCCCACCCGTTAACTTCCTATATGTAACGTATTGTTTCAATTCCCTAACGTGCGTGATACAAACAGTATTCCATTCGTTATAATAAGTATATAAATTATTTTTCCCACTATGTTAATTACAAAATTCGTTGAAGTTCCAAACACAAACATACAAGAAGAGGTACTACCTCATCAGTATGAATATGACCTACTCTACAGTATGGCACAAGAGTTCGGTCACGCTGAATTAGTCTGGTATGCTCTGAATGGAAAAAGAGTTGTGGAGGGTGAGTACACCGACAGGGACTAATCCCTGTCTCACCCGTGAGACACCTGACAGTATATGTTCGTGATGAACAGTTAGGGCGGTTCCCCGCCCCCTGATATAAAATCGCAAGGTACCATTAATCTATAAACGACCCAAATCGACCTGTAAATATAAAACGCACTTCATTTACACAGGGGGTACAGATTTTTTTTCGTATGTAAAAATCTTAACACAGGATTTGCAAAAAATACCTATGTACTATATACTGGAAGAAGTGAACGATATGAATGAAGCACGATTCAGAATCTCAAATCCAACCAATCACAATTGACCCAATCACAGGAGAGTATAAGTTAACGATACCTGAGTGGATGATGAACGAATATGGATGGTATGAGGGAATGAATCTTGAATGGTTTATTGATATCGATGGTATCCACATACTCGAAGAGGAAGAATGAAAGCTTACCACATTTATCTGGAAGACAAGTGTTTATTTAAAAATTTAAATGAAGATGAATTTGATATTATTTGGAATAAATTATATACCTCCTACTGGACAGAGCAGATGACATATACAGTGGTGAGTGAAAATCCAACAGATAAAGATTTTGAACACTCATATTAATGAATCATTTTATTGAAGTTTTTGACAATGCTCTATCAGACGAGCAATGTGATATATGTATTGATGCTGTAAATCAAGATAGTCGAAGTCGTGTTGGTGTTGTAAATACTGAGCAGGGACAGATTGTTGATAAGAGAAGAAAGGATGATACTGAATTAACCTTAGAGTTACAAAATCAAGAACCGATACATGATATTATCTGTCCGATTTTAATTCAACTTGGTAGAGAGTATATGAAGAGGCAACCTGCTCTGAGTCAGATTGCATCTTGGACTTTTACACCTTATTATAATATTCAGAAGTATCATCCTGGTCAGGGATTTCATATGTTACATACTGAGAATACTGATAATAGTTCTGCAAATCGAATACTTGCCTGGATGTTTTATTTGAATACAGTTACAGATGGTGGTGGTACATATTGGCATAACTATAATTTAACAATGAATGCAGTCAAAGGCAGATTAGTGATTTGGCCAGCATATTATACACATTTTCATCAGGGAATAGTGAGTAAAACCGAAGAAAAATATATCGCAACAGGGTGGTTTCAGTACAGTTGAAGTTTCATTGACAGTGTATAGATAATGATGTATAATGAATGTGTAATTACAACATATTATGGCGAAAGGATTTACAGTAAAAGCAAAGTCTCCTGTTAAGAAGAAGGCACCAGTTACACCACAATATGATTATGCAAAGGCAAAAGAAATGATTAAAGGAAAGACAGTTGTATTCTGTCTACCTGGTCGTGGTGTATCGTACACCTTTCTGAAATCCTTTGTGTCATTATGTTTTGATTTAGTACAATCAGGAGCAAGTATACAGATATCACAAGATTATTCATCGATGGTAAATTTTGCCCGATGTAAGTGTCTTGGTGCGAATGTTCTTCGAGGTCCTGATCAATTACCTTGGGATGGTAAGTTAAAGTATGATTATCAATTATGGATTGACTCTGATATTGTTTTTAATGTTGAGAAGTTCTATCAACTTGTATTAATGGACGAAAAGATTGCATCTGGTTGGTATTGTACAGAAGATGGAAAGACAACATCAGTTGCACACTGGTTAGATGAAGATGACTTTAAAGGTAATGGAGGTGTCATGAATCATGAAACACTGGATTCCATTGCAAAGAGAAAGAAACCATTTACAGTTGACTATGCAGGTTTCGGTTGGTTATTAATTAAACACGGAGTGTTTGAAGATAAGGAAATGAAGTATCCTTGGTTTGCTCCAAAGATGCAAATATTTGAATCAGGTGCTGTTCAAGACATGTGCGGAGAAGATGTCTCATTCTGCTTAGATGCAAAAGAGGCAGGTTTCCGCATTATGTGTGATCCACGTATTCGTGTAGGACATGAAAAAACAAGAGTTATTTAACATCTCTCATAAGGGTAAGATTCTTTATGAAGGTCTTACAGAAGAGGAATACTTCGACAAAATGCAAGACTTAGCAGATGAGTATTATGAAAATGGTACACCGCATCCGCTCGAACTTAGAACATCAATGACAAACAATGGCAAAAACATTTAGTATGGGTAACACCATCGAAACCCGTCCGAAAAAAACTCGTCAAGGAAAGGGAAAACACTCGAAATACTCGGCAACATCCCGTAACTCGGCTCGTAAAAGATATAAAGGACAAGGAAAATAGATGGCTTGTTTAATTGCGAATCTACCTTCTTACGAAGTATGGGTAAGAAAAGAGTATTTGACCGATCATAAGAGTGGTCATGGTGAATTTGTAAAGGGAGTATGGGTATCTGCAAAGAGTATACCTGGTCGTGCGTTTTATTTTGAGACATATTTACCCGAATATGCTGCAATGTTCGATAAATTACCGATTTCTGCGTTTACATCCGACCCAGAAACACCAACTCCTGACATGACACTGCATAATTTACAGTTTTGGAACTGTATGGACTATGGAGTAGTCGCAGTTCAGAAGCAATTTATCGGTTCTATGCACTATGAGATCTATACAAGAGACTATGGCAACCAAACTGGCACATATATTTGTACTTTAGACAATTATCATCAAGATGTAGACGCAATTGACTACTCTACAAGTGAACAACCTGCTGAACATAAGTCTCATAACCTCTTAGAATTGGACAATGGACAGTTTTGTCTCTATCCAAACAACAGAATGCGTATCTATGATAACAGTATTACACCCGAAACACCTAAAATGCCTGATTTTAAGGTTTCAACAGTGTATTATCAGGTAGAAAACGGTCATGATCGTGATGGATTGGGTTCAGAAGAGAATTATTTCTGGAAAACAGCAAAAGAAAGAGCAAAAAAAGACGAAATTGAACCAGAATTAGGATAAATAATACATTTACAAAAAAGTGTCATAAATAAAACAGGAAAACACCTGTTTACATGGCAATAAAACGGATATCAAGAGCATTTAAGGACATTAGTTTGTCTTTTACCCCTCATCCTGTTACAAAAGACCTTCCAATACTCAAAAATGAGAACGCAATTAAGGCATCTGTCAGAAATTTAGTGCAAACTATACCAACTGAGAGGTTTTTTAACCCTGTTCTAGGATCTGAGGTAAGAGAAAGTCTTTTTGACTTTGTAGATTATGGTACTGCGTCTGTAATTCAGCAACAAATAGAGATAACACTCGAAAATTTTGAACCTAGAATAGATAATGTCTCAGTTGAAGTGTTCCCAAGACCAGATTTGAACGAATTTGAGGTTACGGTGTTCTTTAATATTGTCGGACAACAAGTTCCTGCTCAAGAATTTACGTTCATACTCGAAGCAACAAGATAAATGCCTTTTACTAAGTTTACAAACCTTGATTTCGATCAAATTAAGTCGTCAATTAAAGATTATATTCGTGCAAACTCAAATTTTACTGATTTTGACTTTGAAGGATCTAATTTTTCGGTCTTAATTGACACTTTAGCATATAATACGTATATAACTGCATTTAACTCTAACATGATTGTTAATGAGTCCTTCTTAGACTCGGCAACTCTTCGTGAAAATGTTGTTTCACTTGCTCGAAACATCGGATATGTACCAAAATCAAGAACTGCTGCTCAAGCAACGGTTTCCTTTGATGTTACAACAAATGGAAATACACCTTCTCTAACTCTACAAGCAGG